GCCGACGCGGTTGCTGTGCTGCTGGAAGCCGCACCCAAGAGCAGCACAGCAGCTGCAGCAGCTGCAGCAGCGGCTACACCGCCAGCAGCACCCGCCAACCCCTTCGCCGCCCAGATGGCGGCACTGGGCAACCCCAACGTGGGTATCGGCAGTCCTGGTGCCGATGCCGCCGCCGACATGCAAGACCCTGCCAAGCTCGCCGCCGCGATCCTGTCTGCGGGCAAGTAAAGGATACCGCCACCTATGCACGCTCAATTTCGTACCGAAGGTACCTATACGCCAGATGCCTTGCTCGCCGGCACCGCCGACAACCTGGTGCAAATCAAGGTCTTGATTCTGTCCGGCCAGGTACTCAAGCGCGGCGCCGTCCTGGGCAAGGTCACCGCATCCAGCAAATACGTGCTGTCGGCATCTGCCGCTGGTGACGGTTCGCAAGCGCCTGATGCCGTCCTGGCCATGGATGTCGATGCGACCGGCGGGGATGTCGAGGCCGTCGTGATCATCCGCGGCGACCTGAACAAGCAGGCCGTCATCCTCGGCGCTGGCCACACCCCTGCCAGTGTGTTCGATGCACTGCGCGACAAGGGCATCTTCCTCATTTAAGGACTGCATACCGATATGGATATTTTCAACACTGCTGTACTGGCGCACGTCGTTGCTGCGCTGAACAACCCGGCGCTGTTCTTCCTCAACAAGTTTTTCAAGAAGGAACAGCGCTCGGACAAGGAAGAAATCGTCTTCGAGGTAGAGAAGGGCCGCCGTCGGATGGCTCCCTTTGTCTCGCCCCTGATGGCAGGCAAGGTCGTGCCAGGCAATGGGCGTACTACTAATTCGCTCAAGCCGGCTTACGTCAAGGACAAGCGCCAGTTCGATGGCAATGCGCCATTGAAGCGCACCATCGGCGAGAAGATCGGCGGCGATGTCACGGCAGCTGAGCGGGTGCAGATCAATCTGCGGACCGAGCTGGAAGACCAGGTGAAGTGCGTGGCGCGCCGCTTTGAATGGATGGCGGTGCAGGCGCTGCTGTACGGCAAGTACGTGATCGTCGGCGAGAACTACCCGCAGACCTTGATTGACTTCCAGCGTGACCCGGCCCTGCGTGTCGTCAAGGCAGCGGGAACGAAGTGGAGCGATGCGGGTGCCAAGCCGCTCGACGATCTGCAGGCCTGGGCCTTGCTGAGCCTGCAGAAGTCGGGTGTCTACCCTGATCAGGTTGTACTGGATCCGGCGACCTGGCTGGTGTTCCGAGAGACCGCGCAGGTGGAAAAGCGCTGGAATTCCCTTAACCGTATCACTGACCTCAAGCCAGCCGCAGCAGGCGAGGGTGCCCGCCACATGGGCAGCGTCGATGGATTCGACATCTGGACCTACGCCGACTGGTATGTGGATCCGGCTGACGATACCGAGAAGCCGATGCTGCCGTCGGGCTCAGTAGTGATGGCCTCGGAAAACGGCGTTGAAGGCTATCGCGCCTTTGGTGCCATTCGCGACGAAGAGGCCGGTTACCAGCCCTTGCCCTACTTCTCCAAGAGCTGGATCGAGAAAGACCCCGCCGTCCGCTGGCTGCTGCTGCAGTCGGCTCCACTGATGGTCCCCTACCGCATCAACGGCAGCCTGTCTGCACAGGTTCTGTAAGAAAGGACACCCATGAAAATCCGTCTGAACTGCACTCTGCATTATATGAATGATGGCGCGCCGACCGTCGCTGCACCTGGCGACGTGATCGATTACGACGATGACGCCGCTGAAGAGCTGATCGAAGCGGAGCTGGCCCAGGCATTTGTCGAGCCCGTTACCAAGGCTGAGAGCCAAACCAAGAAGACTGGCAAGTGAACTGGGCGGCCGAACAGGCCGCCGCGTTGAACGAACTGGCCGATGCCTTCGGCGCTGTAGCGGAGTGGCGGCCCAGCTCGGGTGCCATTCCCTATGTCGTGCCGGTCCTGTTCGACGCCGCAAGCCAGGAATTCACCATCGATGCACCTGGGGCGTTTGACCTGGGTTTCGATGCCGACAACTACCTGATCACCATTCCTGCTGATGCCTTCCCAGGCCTGCGCAGCAGTGTCGAGGATGGCAATGTTGAAGAGATCCATATCGAGATTGACGGTGTGCCGCGAGGTTGTTTCTGCGCTCGCAAGGTGCGTGCAGTCGGTGATGGTGGATTGCACCAGGTTCTACTCAGCGAGGCCTGACTATGTTGAGCCAGATGGAATCTGCCATCGTTGCGCGGCTGCGTGCGGTGCTGCCGGCCGAGGTCAAGGTGACCGGCATGCCGCTTACTCCCGCCGAGTTCAAGCGCGAATTCAAGCACGCACAAGTCACCGTCGCCTTTGGCGGCACCGATACGCACGGCAACGCCGGCAGCACAGATAGGGCACAGCAGGATAGCCGCCATACCTGGTTCTGCTGCATCAAGCAGCGGCCGACGGTCGCCGAAAGCCCGCTGGTCCTGCTGGACATCGTCAAGGCGGCGCTGGTCGGCTTCCGGCCGCCATTCACCACCAAGAAGATGCTGCATGTGGGTGATAGCCCGCCTGACAACGTCGATGGCGTTTCTGTGCTGTTCGCCGCCTTTGTCTCCGAAACCATCCTTGTTGAAAACCCCACCCCTCAAGACCTACCGCTAATCCGCCGCCTGCAGTTCGACGGCGAGAACGGCGAGCAGGTCATCGTGGAGAAACCATGAACTACCGCTATTCCGGCCCGGTATCGGGCCTGGCGCTGCCTGGGCAGGCTGAGATTGTCTTGAGCCCCGGCGCCATCTACGCGCTGCCTCCTGAGGATGAGCGCGTCGCCACGCTGGTGGCACTGAATCACCTGGTGCCCATTCCCGACCAAGCCAAGCCGGCCAAGCCGGCTAAGGGGGCCTGATGCCCGGAAACTACCTGCACGGCGTTGAAACCATCCGCGTGAACCGGCGGCCCAGGGCAATCAGCGTGGTCAAGTCGGCGGTGATCCTGCTGCTGGGTACCGCACCGGTCGGCCCGGCCAACGCGCTGACCTTGCTGTTGAGTGACCGCGATGCCGCCCAGTTCGGCCCGCAGCTGCCCGGCTTCACCATGAGCGAGGCCCTGGACGGTATCTATGACCAGGGCGCCGCCACGGTGATCGCCCTGAATGTACTGGATACGGCAGTACATCGGACCACGGCGCCTGACGAAACCATCGCCCTCGATGGCAACGGCCGGTTCAAGACCAGCAAGCCCGGTCTGTTGACCCTAACCGTGAAATCCAGTGATGGCGCGACCACGTATGTGAAGGACACCGACTACACCATCGACATGGTGACCGGTGCCGGTGTGCGCCTGCCATCAGGTGCGATACAGGCGGGGGCAAGCCTCAAGCTGGGCTTTGCCTACGCGGACCCCAGCAAGGTCACGCCGGCTGACATCATCGGCACGGTGGATATCGTAGGGCGCCGTTTGGGCTTGAAGGCACTGGGCGACTGCTACAACCAGTTCGGTTTCGTGCCCAAGATACTGATCGCGCCGGGCTTCGCCACCTTGTCCAGCGTGTCGTCGGAACTGATCGCGGCGGCATCCAAGTACGGCGCCAAGGCGTTGATTGATGCACCGGTCGGCATGACGGTGCAGCAGGTGGTTGCCAGCCGTGGCCCGGTCAATGGCAGCAATTTCAACACTTCCAGCCCGTCCGCCATTCTGTGCTATCCGCATGTGCAAATCGCGGATCCGGCGACCGGCATCGGCACCAAGCTGCAGCCCTTGTCGATCCGCATGGCCGGGGTGATGGCCGCCAAGGACATGGAGAAGGGCTATCACTGGTCCCCGTCCAACACTGAGATCAAGGGCATCGTCGGGATAGAGCGCAGTCTCACGGCCAAGATCGACGATCCGCAGTCGGAAGTGAACCTGCTGAACGAGGTGGGTATCTGCACGGTGTTCAACTCGTTCGGTACCGGCTACCGGACCTGGGGCAACCGCTGTGCCAACTTCCCGACGGAAACCGGGCTGGAGACCTTCATCCCGACCACGCGGGTGCAGGACGTGATTGATGAGTCCATCCGCTACTTCTCGCTGCCCTTCATCGATCAGCCGTTTTCCGATGCCGTGGTCGATGCGATTGTCCAGTCGGTCAACCAGTTCATGAACAAGCTGGTGGGCGACACAGTGCTGATCGGTGGGCTGTGCTGGTTCGACCCAGCCCGCAACAGCGAGACCGAACGGGCGAACGGTCGTGGTGTGTTCAACTACAAGTTCACCCCGCCACCGCCGTTCGAGCGCGGTACCTATGAATCCGAAATGACCGGGGAATACCTGGTCAGCAGGGGGTAAGCGATGGTAGTCAAACAAGTCACGGACGGCGTCGTCTGGATGAACGGCCGCAACCTGGTGGGTCAGGCCGATGAGGTCAAGCTA